CCCTACGATGAAAGCGACTAACGCCACTCTCAAAGGTTTATTCATTAGACCAATTTGGCCTTAATCTGCCTGCCGTCTAGGACTATCGGCGCAGCTGAATCATGCCAGATCCAAAAGCCCACCGGCATCGATGGATTGCAGTCGATGGTGTGTGACCAGTGCAGGTGATACACCTTGCCATCCCAGCCGCCGATGTTCTTATCATCGTGGCCAGTTTCATCTAACTTGTCAGTGCCTGGGTAACGACCAAAGCGGCCACGCAATACGGATCCGCCCTTGCTAAACTCCACGCGCAGAATTGTAATCCATTCCCACTGGCCAGCCTTGTCGACCTTATAGGCAATTCCCTTTGGGTACTCAACCCATGTCCAAGTCTTTGGCGCAATAGTCTGCTTGGACTTTCCGCTTTCAACTTTCCAAAGTTGGCTCATTTTTCAAGTTTCTTATCGGCATCGGTAAAGATGTCGTTAATCTCTGCATCATCGAGTGAGCCATCTTTAAGGAATGCCCGGGCTAGTCCCTCGATTACTACGGCTACTCCGCCAATGCCAGCAATGATGATCGCCTTGGCTGGCTCTACACCTGCGACTGCTGATGCGCCCACGACTGAAAGGCTACTAGCTGCAAAGACTGCCACCATGCGTAGCAAAATGTTTTTAGTTTTGTTCATGATTCTAATATCGCTTTCGGATCTATGGCTTCGCCGTTACTCCAGCGAGCTGCGGTTCTCTGCTCGAAATGTAAATGGGGTCCAGATGAGTTCCCGGAATTGCCAGATTCGCCAACGATCTGACCTTTGGTAACTGTTGCGCCTGGCTTAATTCGTACGGCATTTAGGTGTGCGTAAATTACCCAGCCGCCATCAACCTTTTGCACAACCTGATTGCCATAAGATTTGCCCCAGTTGGCGTTTTCGATCTTGCCGTCAGCTACTGCCAGTACAGGTGTGCCTATTAAACAGGCAAAGTCAACGCCTGTGTGGTAGCCAGTGGCTTTCCACATCTTGCCTGGCTTGCCGTATGGGGTTGTAATCTTGCCGTTCTTAATTGGTAAGGCCATGAGTTGCCCTTTCGTGTCATGGCCCTGTGTTAATTGTTATTCGACTGCCGTTGAGTTTTCAGTTTCTAAAAGATAGTCTGCGTATTCAGCATCGTTCATTTCGCGTATTTCATCGTCAATTTGTATAAGTGGTTTTGACATTAACTTGCTCCATATCCGTAAACGTAAATTGTGCCGCCTGTTAAAGTTCCTGTAGCTGGTGTAAATGTAAAATCTGTGTACGAAGTTGTATTATTCAAATAACCTGCGGTTGCGCCAGCCGACCCACCTGTAGCAGCATTTTGTACGGGAGCACTTATAAAAGTATTTTTTGATAAAAAAGGTGCATTTAATTCAAGATTTGCCCAAAGGCTGTCCGTTGATGCTCTACCGGCAAAACTAAAACTTGCGCCGTTGTTTACTGATGCAAAATCATTGCCTGCGTTGGAATAGGTAACGGCTAATAAACCCATATAGTATCCCGTGGTAGTTGCACCAAGTTTTAGACCAAGCCCTGTTGCAGCTGAGCCAACTCCGCCAGAAACAATAATTTTGTAATTATCATATGTCGCGCTAAAAGCACCTGTTACGGTTACAGAAGATACGCCAGTACCAATAGTTTGTTTTTTGACTAAACGTAGTCCAGGGTAAGCGCCACCCAGTGCTGTGTAAAGCGTGGCATCAATATCATCGCCAAGGGTTTCAATGGCGGTTGCGCCATCTTTGACATAATCGGTGGATGTAGGTACATCCCAACCGTAGTTAGGGGTTGTTGTTGCCATTTATAGATCCTGCCATTCTGTCGTACTTGGAGTATACCCTGCCCAAGTTGTGGTTGGTGGTATTTGATACCAGATGATTGATGAGTAAGTTTCGGAGTATGCCGAGCAGGTTAAAGCCAATTCAGCGGTGTATCGGGTCAAGTTCCAGGTATAGCCCTCGACAAAACCATCAAAGGTTGTGCCAAAGACTGCTGGCAATGCTTCCGTGCTAATTCTTAGCCCGTTGTAAACGGCAGCTAGTGAATCCCGTGTGGCATCGCTAACGGTTGGCGAGTGCAGCGGGATCGTGATCTGCTCTGGATACATTCTTGGGTAAGCGCGTGACTCGATGAAGTCGGCGGCCTGTGCCTGGGCATCGGCTAGGTTGTGCAACTGGGTTGACCGTGTGCCTGATAACTGGCCATACAGAATGACTGACTGCTCATCTCTGGCGTTGGCCGAACCTGCCCGGTATGTCACGTTGGCATCGTTTACGATTTCGCCCCATTGTGCGGCGGTGCGTAGGCCTCGGGCGAGAATGTCGTCAGCTGTGAGTTCCAGTGGCGTTGCGCTGGCTCGGGCTTGGTAATCGTCATAGTGCAGATCACCATCACCACCTTCCCAAAGCACACCGCGCCCCGAGTTGGCAGCTTGTGTTGTCAGTGTGTAAGCATCGGCCTCGCCAGCGTTGTAGGCCTGCAATTCGTATTGCCCAGGCACATCCACATTGGCCACCAAGTTATCGACCAAGGCTTGATTCGTTGCATCGTAACTAGCCCAAGTTACGCCATTCGGCAGGTCTGCCCATGTCAGTGTTGGCGATAAATCCGACCAAGATTGCAAAAATGCCTCGGTGAGGATGTTCAAGATTCTTGTGCCGTCAAACTCTTTAGCGTAGTTACTACCGCCGACCAAGTGGCGGTTTAGGTTTGATAGTGGCCCAACGGCTGTGATGGCATAGCGAGCGATTGAACCCTCTGACCCGTAGGCATCTAGGCTGATGTCAATGTCCGAAATTATGCCAGCAAAGATTTCTTGCGTTCCAGTCGTTCCCTTGTCTATCGAGATTGACACGGATTGACTCAAGGCTACGTTCAACGGGTCGCTGGCATCAGTCCAAAGGCTGATGGATGCGTAGCCTGGTTGTGGCTGGGTGGTTACATCATCGCGCCCCATACGGATTGAAATAGATGAAATCGTTTGGTCAGCGTATGTTGTAGCCCCTGCAAAGGTCACAGTCGGATAGGGATCGTAACTGGTCACAATGTAGCCCCGATTAGATTAACTGCCCCAGTGCGCCTTGAGGAGTCTTGTAACAGGCGTTCAATGCTACGGCGGGCAGACTCTCCGTCAATAACACCATTCATGATTATGGTCACGCCGCCGTTGCCAGAATCTGGGCGAATTGATCCCGAGCCACTTGGGACAAATAGTTCAGGCCCAAACTCACCTACACGGTAAGCCTCGCCACCCATGACCGAGCCGCCTACTGCTTTGCCTTTTGGTTTTTTTGTTATTGGCTTTGGCGTAAATCCTGCCTCTGGAATATTCAGATTCAGGGGGTTTTGGATAAATCTTAAGGCAGGCAATGCAGCTTGATAAGCATTTGAAATGCTGTTAATTGCGTTTGCAACTGTTTCTAACGATCCTGCAATTCGTTCCATCATGCTAGCAGCGCCAGGGCCACCATCTGTAACAGTTGAGAATAAATTGCCAAAAGCATCAGCGACTGATCGCAATGCGCCGCCTAGGCTAAATGCGCCATCGCCCTCAAAATTACCCGCAAGTTCCCTTGCACGATTACTCAATCCCTCGGGATCCTCGCCACTAAAGCCCTTAGCAACTTTGTTAACTTCCTCTAACAATCTTTTCATGGTTGGCAGTAATGCCACACCGATTGACTCTTTAAGTTCGCCTACACGCTCTGTAACAATTGCTAATTGGCCAGCATAGGTTTCCGTATTGGCTTTGGCCGCGCCGCCAAATAACCGTACAAGTTCATCTTGGACTACGTTAAAATCTTTGGTTTTCTTGATGTTTTCATCAAGTGGAATGCCCAACTTGGTAAGTGCGCCTATGTTGCCGTTGTAAGCCTTGGCAAGAGTCAGCGATACGGTTTCAAGATCCCGACCAGTAGATGCGGAAATGTCTAAAGCAAGGTTGGTTAGTTCTTGTGCTTTACCTACATCGCTAGTGGCTCGGGCTAAGTTCGCCAATGCCGGGCGCAACTTGGTGTCGGCTACGCCAAAGGCCAACTGTTGCTTGGTGATGTAAGCCTCGGTCGACTTTATCTGAGCATCAGTTGCATTAGTGGTGTTCTTTAAGGCTTCGGCAAGTTGCTTTTGTGAGGCTTCATCCTCTACGGCTGCCTTAACTCCATCTATGCCAATCTTGACTGCATAAGCGGCGGCAGCTGCGCCAGCAACTACAAAAGCGGCAGCGGCAATCTTGCCATATTTTTTAAGTCCACCAGCAAATCCCTTGGCATCATTATCAGCCTGTGCCAGGCTTCGGCCAAATTGATCGACATCTGCAAGCAAATTAAGTTTGAGTGTTCTCACATCAGCCATTGTTGTCATCCCACTTTTCTATTACTCGGCGATTGACCGCATCTTTCCAACGGCGTGTTAATTCTGGCTGGATTCTTTTAAGGGTTATAAAAATGCCGTAGCCCTCGTTGCCTCGACCTTGTGGGCGTGATCGTTCAGGAAAGCGGCGACCACCATTCTCAAAAGGTGCTGGCCCACCAAACTCTGATCCGAACAACACTTGACCCGATACCGCGCCGCCACTAAATCTGCCCTTGCTACCACCGATTGTGACGTTGGGGATGCGATCTTTATTGGCTCTAATAGTTGCCGCTACCTTTTGGGCTTGTGCTGGCAGTGGGTTCAAGTTGTAGCTGCTTTGCATCTCTGTGGCTGACCATTGGCTAATGCTTGTGACATCATCCTTTAGGGCTTTCTTTGCGCCCTCATCCATCTCTCTAAATGCCTTGTAAAGCGATTTAAGATCCCGAGAGTCAGGGGTCATCTTGACTGTTACTTTGTCAGCCATGACCATTCCTCTCTCGTATAAGCGTGACCGCCGTGTTGATGTCTGCGAGCGACCAGTCCAAAAGGTCTGCCAAGGGAATGCCGGTCGATACTGATATCCGCACCAGCGCATCCCTTAGCTCTCTTTTGGGCTATCCTCGACCACCTCAAAGGTT